GAATCGTTTAGAATAAAAGAGAATGCTACATTAGGAAATGACACAAAGAAACTAGCTTTAATTACATATGATGAATATTTAGAAAAGTACGTGGATCAGGAGTACGCTGCTAGTCAGACACGTGCACTGCCACGTTTTGTTTTTCATGGGCCTGATTTAAAGTATGGTCTGATAGAACCTCCAGATAAAGCATACGTATTAGTATTTGACTATTATGTATTTCAGGCAGACCTATCTGCTCATGGTGACACAATGGTTATCCCAGACCGTTTTAAGCACGTTGTAGTGGACGCTGCAATGTTTCATGCCTATATGTTCAGGGGTAACACTCAAGATGCTGTGGTGGTCAAGGAGAGGGCAGATGAAGGCATTAAAGCAATGCGCTCTATGTTAATTAATCGCTATCACTATATGAGGTCTTATATGATACCTGCTGCAACAGGAGGACGTAGATTAGGTTCCTCTAGGTCTACAGCAGGATCGAGCTTGGATAGTCTATAATGCCTGACGCATGGGAGACATTTAGAATAGAGTTTAAAGGTGGGCTAGTAACCAATCTTAGTCCATTACAACAGGCTATCAATGCTCCCGGTTCTGCCAGAATACTACGTAATTACGAACCATCTATTGATGGGGGTTATAAACGCATACAGGGCTATGCTAAGTTTGACAGTAGCATCATGGCTCCATATGGTAATCCAGTTGTACATGGGGCTAGTCAATCTGGCACTACATTAATTATGGGAGCAATACATACTACTCCTGCTGTTGGTGATACACTTACTATAGCAGGTGTTTCTGGTACGTATACAATATCGGGCATATCTGATTTTGATGTTACTAATAATAGAGCTACTGTAACACTAACAGGTGCACTAAATTCTAGCCCTGCTAATGGTGCACTTGTAACATTTGTTACTGTAACTACAGAAAATTATGCTAATGGTATTACATACTTTAACAATAAAGCTGTAGTAGCACTTAATGCAGATATAGTAGAAACAGCAGGTAGTGGTTATACAAAAATAAATAAACCTAACTATGGTACACCATTAATTGATGGTGCAAGTCAAACAGGTACAACATTAGTAGCAGATGCATTTGATACATTTCCACAAGCAGGTGATGTATTTACTATTTCAGGTGTAGATAAAACATATACAGTTACTACTACTGTTAGTGCTTACTCAGATGCAAGTAGTAAAGAAGTAAACATAGCTATTAATCCTACACTAGCTAGTAGCCCAGCAGATAATGCAACTATAACATTTATCTCTAGTGATAGAGAAGGTGCAATTAATACACGATTTGACATCATTGATTTTACAGGTACAAAAACACTCGTACTAGTTGATGGTGTAAATGCACCTGCATTATATAATGGTACTACATTTACTGTACTAGATAGTGCACCTTCTGATGTGATAGGTGCTACAGTTGTAGCTACACATAAGAACCATATCTTTTATGCTAAAGGTAGGGTGTTAAGTTTTGGATCACCACTCACTACTACAGATTTTCAAAGTGGTAATGGTGCTGGTAGTATTGGTTTAGACAATAGTATAGTAGCAATAAAAAGTTTTAGAGATCAGCTTATAGTATTTACAGATTCATCTATCTTTAGATTAAATGGTGATGCACTAGCTACCTTTAACTTACAACCTATTACACGTGACATAGGATGTATACAGACTGACAGTGTACAGGAGATAGGTGGTGATGTTGTATTCATGGCTCCTGATGGTTTGAGACTTCTCAGTGCTACTGAACGTATTGGTGACTTTGGTTTAGCACCTATTACTAAAAAAATACAGGGTACATTTAATGAGTTTGTAAAACTACATACAGACTTTTTTAGTTTAGTTATACGAAATAAATCACAATATAGGCTATTTGGTTGGAATAATAACTTTACAAGACCTAATGCACAAGGTATACTGTTTACACAATTTGCATCTCCCGGTGAAGCATCTGTTATTGACTTTGCAGAAACCAGAGGTATACAGGTAACAGCATGTGCAAGTGTGTATTCAGGAACAACTGAGTTTGTTATATTTTCTGGTAAAGAAGGCTTCTTACATAGAATGGAAAATGATACATCTAGTTTTGATGGTAATAATATAGCAACTACATTTGCTACACCTTTATATCCTATCAATGATCCACGTATAAGAAAGACAATATATAAAGCACAGTTCTATCTAGATCCAGAAGGAAGAGTAAACTTTGATCTAAACTTAAAATTTGACTTTGATGAGAGTGGTGCTGTAGTTATGCCAGCAGTAACATTTACAAATGCAACTAGTAATGCCTCTCAGTTTTATGGTATTGGTGCATATGGATCTGCTACATTTGGTGCTAAGTTACAAAAAGTATTTTCTGCACAGACTACAGGATCAGGTAAAACTATATCTGCACAGTTTGAAGCAGATAATAATACAGATGTTCCATATGCGCTTGACGCATTGACACTGGAATATGCAACACATGCAAGAAGGTAATTAAAAATGGGAACAGGATATACACGTAACGATACTGCTAACAATATTGCTGATGGTAATATTATTAATGCCTCTGACTTTGATGGAGAGTTTGATGCTATCGTAACTGCCTTTAGTACATCAGGACATACACATGATGGTACTGCTGCTGAAGGTGGTGCTATAACTAAATTAGGACCAGCACAACAGCTTACCATAGCAGCAACTGCTATTACACCATCTACTGATGATGCATTTGATTTAGGTTCTAGTGGTGCAGAGTTTAAAGATTTGTATATTGATGGTGTTGCTTACATAGATGCTATTAACTTTAATGGTACAGCTATTGCTTCTACTGCTGCTGAACTTAATATTGTAGATGGTGACACATCTGCTTCTACTGGTGTAACTATAGCAACCTCAGATCAGTTTATTATAAATGATGGTGGTACAATGAAACAACTTACGTTTGCTGATTTGGAAACGTGGGTTGAATCTAATATTGATACAGGTGCAAGTTTAACAACTGTAGGTGCATTAGATTCTGGTAGCATAACTTCTGGTTTTGGTAACATTGATACTGGATCTTCAACAATCACAACTACAGGACTTATTTCTGGTGGTTCTTTAGATATTGATGATGTTTTAATTAACGGTACTACAATTGGACATACTGATGATACAGATCTTATAACTTTAGCAGACGGTGTAGTTACAGTAGCTGGAGAATTAGATGCAGTTAGCTTAGATGTTTCGGGTAATGTAGACATTGATGGTACACTAGAAGCTGATGCTATTACGGTAGATGGCACAGCTTTAAATGAATTTATAGCAGATACTATAGGTGCTATGGTAACTAGTAACACTGAAACAGGTATTGCAGTTACATATGAAGATGGTGACAATACATTAGACTTTGCTCTTGGTGCAGCACAAACTACCATTACGTCTTTACTTGCAACGGATATAAAAATAGGTGAAGATGACCAAACAAAAATAGATTTTGAAACAGCAGATGAAATACATTTCTATGCAGCAAATGTTGAGCAGGTTTATTTAGGTGACAATATATTTGGACCAGAGTCAGATAGTGATGTTGACTTAGGTTCTACATCAGTACGATGGAAAAATGCTTATGTAGACTCTATTACAGTAACAGGTGAAGTTGATGGTGCTAGTTTGGATATTAGCGGTGACGCTGATATTGACGGTACTCTTGAAGCAGATGCAATAACTGTAAATGGAACAGCTTTAGCAACTTACATTAGAGATACAGTTGGAACTAATATGCTTTCTAGTAATACAGAAAGCGGTATTGCAGTTACATATGACACATCGAATGATAATATTGACTTTGCAATTGACGCAGCACAAACAACTATAACTTCAGTTCTAGCGACTGATCTAAAGATTGGAGAAGATGATCAAACAAAAATAGATTTTGAAACAGCTGATGAAATACATTTTTATGCGGCTAATGTAGAACAAGTATACTTAGCTGACAATATATTTGGACCAGAGTCAGATAGTGATGTTGATCTAGGTACAACAGGTGTTAGATGGAAAGACGCTTATGTGGATTCTGTAACTGTTACAGATAATGTTACCGTAGGTGGTACTCTTACTGTAAATGGTACTACAACTACAGTAAACTCAACTACAGTAACTATAGATGATCCTATCTTTACATTAGGTGGAGATACTGCTCCGGGTACTGATGATAATAAAGATAGAGGTATCGAGTTTAGATATCATACAGGCTCTGCTGCTAAAGTAGGTTTCTTTGGATACGATGATTCCGCAGATGCATTTACATTTATACCAGATGCTACAAATTCTTCAGAAGTATTTAGTGGTACAGTAGGTAATGTAGCTTTTGGTACAGTTACATATGGTAGTCTGTCGGATGGTGCAATAACAGTAACTGCATTTGTTGATGAAGATAATATGTCTTCTGATAGTGCTACACTTATACCTACACAGCAATCTGTAAAAGCATATGTAGATAGTTCAATGACATCTGCTGTTACTGCTAGTTCTACAACTACACTTACAAATAAAACACTTACTGCTCCTAAGTTTGCTGATGCTGGTTTTATTGCTGATGCAAATGGTAATGAACAAGTTGTATTTCAAACTACAAGTTCTGCTGTTAATGCGCTTGAAGTTACTAACTCTGCAACAGGTAATGCTATTGTTGTAGGTGCATTTGGTTCAGACTCAAATGTAGATATAGATATTACACCTAAAGGTACAGGTGAAGTAAATATAGCAGCAGGTAATTTAAACTATGCAGGTACAGCTATAACAGCTACAGGTGCTGAAATAAATTTAATTGATGGTGATACAGCTAGAGGTACAACAGCAGTAGCAAGTGGTGATGGCATACTTATTAATGATGGTGGTACAATGCGTATGACTAATGTTGATACCGTATCTACATACTTTGCTAGTCACTCTGTTGGTGGTACTAACATAGTTACAACTGGAGCATTAAGTGCTGGTTCTATGACTTAACGTTTTGGTAATATAGATAATGGGTAATCTACTATTATAACCACTGGTAATATATCTGATGGTTCTTTAGATATTG